GTAAAGAATTAACTTCAGAGGATCCTAGCTATGCTATTGCAGGTGCAGATCTTTTATTACCAGAGTTAGGAAAAAGAGTTGCAGGGAGTGGTTCAGGTATTATGTCTACTGTTGGTAGATTTTTAACAAATCCTATCGGAAGACTTGCAAGAAGTTTTACACCTATAGGTATTGGTTTACAAGGTGTAGAGTTAGTAAACCAAGCAATAAAAGAACAGAGAAGAATAGATGATATGAGAGAAAACGATCCAGAAGCGTATCAACAATATCTTGCAGAACAAAAAGATCTGCTTAGAGAATCTGCAGCGTATGGTGGAAGAATGGGTTTTGCAGATGGACCAGAAGATCCTAGTAAAAGAAAGTTTATGAAAATTATGGGTGGGCTTGCATCATTACCAATTATTGGAAGATTCTTTGATGTAGCTAAAGAAGCTGCACCTGTTATTGATGCAGTAAAAACTGAAGTGGTAAAAGGAAAACCAGAATGGTTTGATTTATTAGTTAATAAAGTAATTAGAACGGGAGAAGATGTAACTGAAAGATTTGCAACTAAAGAAAGAGAAACTGTTAATCAAGTTAATATAGCTGATAATGAAACTGTAAGAGTTTATCAAGATACTGATGAAGGAACTATTAGAGTTGAATATGAAAGTCCAGACAATATGGGTGAAGGATCTGTTGATTTAGTTTATAAAAAAGAATTACCGGACGAAGGTAATCCAAATCCTTCAGCTAATTTTTACGCAACAGAACTTGAGCCAAGAGGAATAAGAACAGGTCCCGATGATTATGATATAGAATTTGATGGTGAAAACTATGCCGAAGATATTGGTGACTTGATGTCTGATACAACAAAATTAAAAGAATTTGCAACAGGTGAAAAACGAACAATGAAAGAGATTGTAGAATCTAAAAAGAAAAAAGATAAAACAAAAGCTATGAATGAAAGCACAATGGAACAAGCGGAATATTTAGAAAGTAAATATGGTCCAGGTGATGACTTATATTATCAAGATTATTCAGATTATGACTAAGAAATTAACAACCACAATACCACCAAAATCAGGGCCTATGCCACAAGGCTTGAAATTATCCTATAATACTGTTAAAGATGTTAAACTTACGGAGAAAATAAATGGCAGACATAGACAAAGCACTTCCAAACACAAGAAAAGAATTTGAAGTTCCAGGTGAGGAAGAAATTAAAGAAGAGGTTGTAGAAACAATCGAAGAAGAAGAAGCATCACCTGATGCTGTAGAAGTTACAGAAAACGAAGATGGATCAGCAACAATTAATTTAGAACCATCTGCAGCATCACCAGAAGGCGGTGATGAGCACTATGCAAACCTAGCAGATTTTTTACCTGATGATGTATTAGGAAGATTAGCTTCTGATCTTAATGCAAAATATATGGACTACATGTCCTCAAGAAAAGATTGGGAACAAAGTTATACAAAAGGTTTAGATCTTTTAGGATTTAAATACGACAATAGAACAGAACCTTTTCAAGGAGCGTCTGGTGCAACACACCCAGTGTTAGCAGAAGCAGTTACACAGTTTCAAGCATTAGCCTACAAAGAATTATTACCGGCAGACGGACCCGTAAGAACACAGATTTTAGGAGCACCAAATGAAGAAAAAACACGTCAGGCAGAACGTGTAAAAGATTTTATGAATTATGAAATAATGGAAAAGATGAAAGAGTATGAACCAGAATTTGATTCCATGTTATTTCATTTACCACTTTCAGGTAGTACATTTAAAAAAGTTTACTACGATGAAATGGAACAAAGAGCCGTAAGTAAATTTGTTCCAGCAGATGATTTAATCGTTCCGTACACAGCTACCTCATTAGACGATGCGGAAGCGATTATTCATCGTGTAAAAATTTCTGCAAACGAATTAAGAAAACAACAAGTTGCTGGTTTCTATAGAGACATTGAAATTGGAAAACCACAAGATAAAGAAACAGATGTTGAAAAGAAAGAAGCTGAATTAGAAGGTTCAAGCAAAACTGTTAATGAAGACGTTTACACTTTATTAGAGTGTCATATTAATTTAGATCTTGAAGGATTTGAAGATGTAAATCAAGAAACTGGTGAACCATCAGGAATTAAAATTCCATACATTGTAACTCTTGAAGAAGGGTCAAGAGAAATTTTATCTATAAAAAGAAATTATGAGATAGGTGATCCAGCTAAAAAGAAAATACAATACTTTGTGCATTTTAAATTTTTACCTGGTTTAGGATTCTATGGTTTTGGTTTAATACACATGATTGGTGGATTATCTAGAACAGCGACAGCTGCGTTAAGACAATTACTTGATGCAGGGACATTATCTAATCTACCAGCAGGATTTAAAATGCGTGGTATTAGAATCAGAGATGATGCACAATCAATTCAACCAGGTGAGTTTAGAGATGTAGATGCACCAGGTGGTAATCTAAGAGATTCATTTATGATGCTTCCTTTCAAAGAACCATCTGCAACATTATTAAATCTAATGGGTATTGTAGTACAAGCAGGACAAAGATTTGCATCTATTGCTGACTTACAAGTTGGTGATGGCAATCAACAAGCTGCAGTTGGAACTACAGTTGCTCTTCTTGAAAGAGGATCAAGAACAATGTCTGCAATCCACAAAAGAATTTACTCTGCTTTAAAAAATGAATTTAGAATTTTAGCAAGAGTATTCAAATTATATCTACCTCAAGAATATCCGTATGACGTAGTTGGGGCCCAAAGAATGATTAAACAATCTGACTTTGATGATAGAGTAGATATATTGCCAGTTGCAGATCCCAACATTTTTTCACAAACTCAGCGTATTTCCCTCGCTCAGACTGAGTTGCAGCTGGCAACCTCAAATCCACAAATGCACAATCTTTATGCTGCATATAGAAATATGTATGAGGCTTTAGGTGTAAAAAATATTGATCAAATATTAATGAGACCACAACCACCACAGCCAATGGATCCTGCATTAGAACACATACAAGCTTTGAGTGGAGGACAATTTCAAGCTTTTCCTGGTCAAGATCATAGAGCACACATAACTGCTCACTTAAATTTTATGGCAACTAACATGGCTAGAAATAATCCGATGGTTATAGCATCTTTAGAAAAAAATATTTTTGAACATATTAGTTTAATGTCTCAAGAACAAGTTGAATTAGAATTTAGAGACGAGATACAACAACTACAAACTATGCAAATGCAGATGCAACAGAATCCAATGATGGCTCAACAGATGCAAATGCAAGTTATGCAGATAACTCAAAAAATAGATGCGAGAAAAGCACAACTAATTGCTGAAATGATGGGTGATTTTATGGAAGAAGAGAAAAAAATAACTTCTCAATTTGATAATGACCCTATTGCTAAACTAAGATCAAGAGAATTAGACATCAGAGCACAAGAAAATGCTAGAAAAGCTAAAGATGCTGATGAAAGATTAAATCTTGATAAGATGAAAGCAATGATGAACCAACAAAACAGCGATGAAAAGCTAGAACAAAACGAAGAATTAGCAAAATTAAGAGCTAATACGTCGATTGAAAAGACAATTTTAGGAAAAACTCTACCAACTGGTGATCAAATGATGCCACAAGTAAGTATTGTAAGAAAAGGTAACTAAAAATGGACAAAAAACAGAAAAAAGTTGCAAAAGTTATGAGAGAGTTTAAAAAAAAGAAGCTTTCTATCGGAAAATCTGATAAAAAAGTAAAAAATCGTAAACAAGCGATAGCAATTGCCTTGAATGAGGCAGGAATAAGGAGAAAAAATGGAAAAACTAGATAAAATAACTGACGTAAAAGTTGGTGAGCAAGAAACAGAAGTTGATCCAAGATCTGAAACTACTGCTAACAGAGCCGCAAGAAATAAAATTGGTACAGGTGGCCCTGAGATAGAAGTAAAAGGTCAAGGTGCTGTTTTAGCAGAGAAAAAAAGAAGTTCTAAGGCTTATTAATATGTGGTTGTCGGCAATAAAATTAGCCGTCTCTGCTGGTAGTAAGATTTATGAGAACAAGCAGAAGACGAAGATGGCAATGTCTGAGGCACAACTTATGCATGCCTCTAAGATGGCCCGTGGTGAGGAAGCTTACCAGGGAAAACTATTAGAAGCCCGACAATCGGACTGGAAAGACGAGGCAGTTTTGATAATTCTCAGTTTGCCCGTTTTGGTGCTCGCTTGGGCAGTCATATCAGACGATCCAAGTGCGATGGACAAAGTAAAATTGTTTTTTGAGATGTTCTCACAGCTCCCGTCATGGTTTACAAATTTATGGATACTTGTCGTAGCGAGTATTTATGGTATAAAGGGAACACAAATATTTAGAAACGGAGGAAAAAAATAATGCCAAATAAAAGATATAACACACAGGTCACTAATAGATTTAAAGCTATGGGTGGAGGAATGGGAAGAAGAATGTATTCCAAAGGAACACCAAAGCCTGATTTTTTAGATATAGACAAAGATAAGAATACAAAAGAGTCTATGAAAAAAGCAGCTGCAGATAAAAAAAGTAAAGGTAACGTAGTTAACAGAATGACTGCTAAAGGCGGAACTATCCCACCACAACTTAGAAAATTTATTGAGGCTAAGAAAAAAAATAAAAAAGAAAAAAAACCATCTATGATGATGGCAGCTTTAAAAGGAAAAAAATAATGGCTCGTCCAGGTTTATATGCAAACATTCACGCTAAAAGAAAGCGTGGAGGTAAGATGCGAAAGAAAGGTGCTAAAGGTGCACCAAAAGCATCTGACTTTAAACGAGCAAAACAAACAGCGAGATCATAATGACTAAACTATGTCCAAGAGGTAAAGCAGCAGCAAAAAGAAAATTTGCGGTATATCCTAGTGCATACGCTAACGCATACGCTTCTAAAATTTGTGCAGGTAAAATTAAAGACCCTTCAGGTGTGAAAAGAAAAGATTTTAAAGGTCGTAAACCAGCTATGGGTGGTGGCATGATGAGACAAACCTATATGGGTGGAGGCTTAACTGAAGCAACTGCTAGATTAAAAAGACAAGGTTTAGGAAAAGGTGGTAGTGTTTGTAAGATAGCCAAAAGAGGAACTAATAGGGAAGCTATCGGAAAGAATTCGTAATGGCCGGTTTAAAAGAATGGTTCAAACAAGATTGGGTGGACATCGGCGCTAAGAAAAAAGGCGGAGGTTTTAAAAAATGTGGAAGAAAATCTGCGAGTGGTTCAAAAAGAAAATATCCAAAGTGCGTCCCTGCTGCCAAAGCGGCAAGGATGACAGACTCCCAGAGACGGAGTGCCGTTGCAAGGAAAAGAAGTAAAGCACAAGGTGTAGGTGGAAAACCTACAAATGTTCCAACATTTGCAAAAAGAAAAAAAGCTAGTATGGGTGGATATATGGGCCCAGCTATTAATTCTGAATATGGTGGTGTAACATTAAATAACGATTCTTATTCAAAATATTATAAAGGAATGCTTGACTAATGCGAACAGATTATCAAACAAGAGCAGAATTTTCAAAAGGCACAATGCCAGCTAGAAATAAAAACT